GACCGTGACATTGCTTGCTATTGGCCGCTGGATAATCACTAACCGAAAGGAATACGATTATGGTAACGACTAAGAAAAAAACGCGCCGCGTGTATAATGGGCGCAAGCGCGGCGCCAAGCCAAAGGGAGGGTTTTACGGGACATTGGCGTTTCGTGTCCCTTCCCGCGAGATATTCGACAAATTGGCAGACCTTCTGCCTAGTGAACGCGGCGCGGCACTGATCGCGGGCGCGCAATTGCTGGAAGAGCAGCGCGCCGCCAATGCATCCAGTGATTAAGCGCCTGTACCGAGTAACGGCAATCGCAGCGGCTGTTTTGATCGTGCTGCTGATGATGTATCCCGAACTGTTCTTTGTCGCCTATCTGGTCGCGGCATGGGCGAACGCTATCGGATTGACAAGGGGGCTAGGGCGACGCGGCACACGTTGGGGCGGCTGGCGCGGCCTGGACGGGCGCGGGTATTACTAGGCAACAGGCGGCACACAGGGGGACGCGAGTCCCCCTATTTGCATTGGGGGCCTACATGAGCGACTACGCGACAGGGTTTAAGGCGTACCTGGAGTCACACGACAAGACAAGCAGGACGCCATTAATGGCACTGGCGGCGTTTGATAAGTGGCTGCACACGACCGGCACGCCGCTGGCCGCTGGCCTCGCCATGTCAGGGATCATGGCATACGCGGCCTGCCTCAAGGCGCGCAGGCTGTCGGCACATACGCGCTTTACCTATATCGCCGGTCTGTCGGCGTTCTATCGCTATGCGGTACGCAGCGGGCTTGTCACGGTTACGGTACAAGAGTTAGAGACGACGCGAGACGAGATAGGGACGTTGCAACGCGACTTGTCACGCGCTATTGCCCGCGCGCCGCTTCACGCAAGACTTCCAAAGTCTGACGATGTTGAGCGCGTCCTAGCTGTGGCGCGCCAATTACCTAATGAGGTACCCGACGACGAAAGAAAGCTAATCGCGCTACGCAACAGGGCCATGATTTTTGCGCTGGCAACGACCGGCGCGAGGGTTTCAGAACTGGCGGGCATGAAGCGCGATGCGTTGTTGCCTGACGATAAAGCGGCGACTGTAAAGGGTAAAGGCGGCAAGTCCCGCGTCGTGTATTTTTCGGACGAAGCATGGGGCTTTCTGAATGAATACCTCACATACCGTTTCGATGAATACTATTCCAAAAATGCCGTTTTGCAACCCGTTTTCGGAAAAACGGTCGGAGAAAATGGTCGGCCCGCGCCGCTTTCCCCGCGCTTTTTTCAGATCGTCGTTCGGCGTGTGGCAAAACAAGCGGGCGTCGAATCGGTGCTGACGCCGCACTCGTTTCGACACTATGTCGCCACGCGCTTCTTGCAAAAGACCGGCGATATTGCCATGACACAAGACCTTCTCGGCCATGCGTCGCCGACCACCACCCGCATCTATGCAGCGACAGACCAATCCGCGATGCGGAAGAAACACAGGGAGATATTTAATGCCTAATTTCAGGGTACTCGATGCGTTGCCGATGTTCGATGAGTTCAAGAAAGGCTCGCGCCTGTTCCGCGCCGTTCAAGACTTGAAACCTGGCAAGGTCATCGAGATCAAGTACGGCTCAAGTTCACTGGCGCGAAGCGGACGGCAATCGATCTTCAACCGTGATCGACCGCCACACCTGAAACCCTTGCAGGGGTATTCGTACCGCACGGCGATCAGGAAGGTCAAGCACGGCGACTGGCGACTGTATATCTGGTACAAGGGAACCATGCAATCGGACAATCCAGAATCGCAGAATCCAGAATCGCAAAATCCAGAATCGGGCAATCCACAAGCGGCAGAATCGGCCGATCCGAAACCCCAAATCGCAGAATCGGAGATTAGGTTGTGGCCCGATGCTTCGCCGAACGAATGGCTTGAAAACGGCGAAGTGCTGCCAGGACACGACAAGGATTCCTAGCCCCGCAAACCCCCGTTCCGACACGGGGGTTTTCTCTTGTCCCCAAGAGTAGCATTTGACATTCATGTAATAACGCACCATAATGTAGCCAGAAGTCCCCGTAGTCCCTCTCGGTTGACGAACAATACCTTATGCCATCTGACCAGAACACGATGCTGGCGTGGAACGTGGGCGAACCGCCCCCTACCGCGCCGAAGCAACTCAACCTGATCCAGCGCGCGCTGGTTCGCATGGCGGGCGTCAATCCGGCGCAACTCGTCAACCCGCAGGCCGCGCCCGTTCCGGTTGCAGTTCCCGACACCACGCCCGAAGCGGCGCGGGAACTCAAGATGTGGGAACAACTACTGTTCCTCACAAACCGCGAACGGCTCTTGCGGTATCGTGACTACGACGAGATGGACTACGGGGACATCGCATCGCAACTCGATGTGATTCTCGACTCGGTGTTGGTGTCCGACGACGATCGGGAACAGTCGTTCAAGGTCGAAGTCAAGAACCGCAACATCAACAACCTGTGCCAGGGCTTGATTCGCTCGACCGCGCTGCAATCGAAAGTGCGCCAATTCCTGCGCGAGTTGCTAAAGTACGGCGATGTGCCGATTGCACTCTGGTTCGACGCATCGTACAACATCATCGCCACACAGTTGATCGACCCGTACTTCTCGCGTCGCCGCATCGACCGCTACGGGCGGCTGATGGGCGGCATCGATGCGGTTAACAACATCCCCAACGCCTACTGGCAGGTCGATTACCTGTCGTCGGGCGTCGGCGGCACGGAAACGCCGATCAACGGCTGGCTCCCGTGGCAAATGGTGTGGCTCAAGTGGCGCGAAAACGACCGTTTCATTTACAGTCAGGGGTCGTACCTTGAGGATATGCGCCGCGACTGGATGAAGTTGCGCTACTCGGAAGCGTCGCTCCCCATCGCGCGATTCTCCCGCGCCTACCCGCGCCGCGTGATGCAACTCGATGTCACGGGCCAGGATTCTGAAACCAAGAAGCGCAGCGTGGCAGAGTTCCGCCGCCAACTCGGACTGACTGAGTTGCATAACGTCGATGCGAGTGGCAACATCGTTGCCGGTACTCAAGCGCGCAACCCGCTTCAAGTGGCCGACGACATCTACATCGGCACGGCGTACCGCACGGGGCCGGACGGCAAGTTGTACCCGCAGTTGAACTCGGTCACGCTGGAAGACCCGCGCATCGCCGGTCTTGAGAACGTGGCCGACCTTGAGTACCAGCGCCGCAAGTTGTATCGCCGCTTGTCGCGCTCACTGATGGGCGACGGCGTGAACAGCACCGACCTGACGCCGCAGGACATGGCCGCTGCGCGCATGTTCCAACATTGCGCGTGGATTCTGGAATACCGGCTCATCCGGCCATTGCTGGAATTGCAATGCGCGTTGAAGGGCTACACACTTGAGGACAAAGACCTCACCGTGAAGTTCTCCAACCAGACCGTGAAAGGTTCTTGGAGATTCAGCGATGCGATGTTCCGCGCTAGTATGGCCGATAAAAACGCGCTCACGTCGGGCACGACCACGGTCAAACGGCTACTGCAAGACAACGAGCAGTTCACCGAGGAAGATTGGAAAGCACACATCGCGCAACTGAAAGCCGAGAAGGAACTGCGCGACCAGGGGGTGCTCCCCCCGCTCAGGCCGACGAACTCCGGCGCCAACGCGGAAGATGGCGGGACAAAGACCGGCAAGGAAGACACGCCCAACGTGGATCGCATGAGAGGTGGAAACAATAGTGCCTAACGCCAAGCGTCAGTCCCGCAGGAAATCACCCGTACTACCTTCGTACAAAACATGCGCCCTCTGTTCCGAGATACGCCCCGCAGACGAGGTGACAACGCAAATCATACTCGACGGCACCGAGACCGAAATCTGCGATTCATGCGCGTGGTTGGAGAGAGGCGAAAGGCTTGACGAATGAAAAGCTGTACCCAATGCGGCATGACATGTGAAGAAACGGTCGTCGCGTGCCCGCGCTGCGGCACCGAGTTCAAGGTCGAAGTCGAGCCGGTCGTTGGGCCGGTCGAGCCTGAGAAGCAAGATGATTCCATGAACACGCACTCATCCCCCATCATTGATTCCATCTCTGCCGTCCCCATCATCAAAGAGTCCATCGTTGACGGCACAACCGTGCATACAGGTCGATTGCTGGTGTCGGTCGCAGACCGCACCAACCGAAACAACCGTGTCTACCCTCGGAGTGTGTGGCAGAGGGAAGCTGCCGCCTCTCGGCAGAAGGTGGAACGCGGGACGTTGACAGGCCAGGCCGAGCATCCTGCCGGTCGTCCCGACCTTCTCGACACGATCCTGAAGTTCACGGGTATCGAGTACGAAGAGGCCACGGGCAACGTCTACGCGCCCTTTACGGTCATCCCGACCGCAAAGGGGCGCGACTTCATCGAGATCGCCAAAGCAGGGGTCGCGGTCGGTTGCTCGACGCGCGGCACCGGCTCGGTCAAGCGCGAGAAGCGCGGATCGGGCGAGGTCGCGGTCATTCAGGACGACTACGACTTGCAAGGGATCGACGTGATGCTGTTCGGTGAACAGAGCGTCGAATCGGCCATGCTCATGCAGTTTGAGCATATTGAACCAGACACTACGGAGTCGCAACCTATGTCCGATACGATTGTTTCACTCGACGCACTCCGCGAGGCGTACCCCGATCTGCTGACCGAGGCCGAAAAGCCGCTGGCCGAAAAGCTGGCGCTCTCGGAACAGTCGCTTTCGGAAACTGCGGCTCTGCTGGAAACAACCAAGCAGGAAGCCGCCGCGCTGCGCGAGGCGAACGAGAAGTTGCAGGAACAGGTCAACGAGGCCGTATCGAAGCGCGATGCGGTCGCTCACCTGATGGAAGTTGCCCGCGACCAGAAGCAGGCCGCGTGGCTCGTGGTTGAGTTCTTGAAGGACTGCCCCTCGGCCGCGTCGGTGGACGAAAGTCTGCCTGCGGCGGTCAAGAAGGCCGAAGCCCTGATCGAAACCACGCTGGTTCACGGGCAAGGCGTGATGGTCGCGCAGCCCAACGACGACAACAAGGCCCCCGACCAGACGAGCGTTCAGTATCCGAGCGCGTTGTCAGTCGCCACGGGCACCCGTATTCGCTAACCAAGAGGTAATACACCATGAGTGACAACATTCCCGTTGCGCCGCTGACCGCGGATTACATCAAGAAGTATGCCCCACTGGTCGAGGCGTGGGACAAGTTCGGTTTCATGGATGGCAAGGCGTGGGGGCCGACCGCAAATATCGGCTCGGACATGCTCAAGGCCACCATCGCCGTCACGTTGGAGAACACGCGCAAGGCGATGCTTCCCAACTCGACGGTTTCCAACCCGCAGACCGACGCCGTGACGGTCGCCGAGTCGCATCGCCGCAACATCGAGCAGGCGATGAAGATTAGCGAGCGCCAGGCGCAGGAACAGGGTACGCTGTACGTCGCCAACGGCCTGAACGAAGCCACGTCGCCGGTCGATACCACGTCGATGTCGGGCGCGACGAACCTGCCGATGATCCTCGGCTACATTCGCAAGATCATGCCGAAGATGAACGTTTTGCAGTATGTGTCGGTGCAGCCGATGTCGCTGCCGACCGGCCGCGTGTTCTTCCTGGATCGCGTTCGCCACAACAACGGCGCCAACGCGGGCAGCATCGAGAACCGCGCCGGTTGGTCGTATCGCTCATTCGACGCGACCCCTGGCGAGAACACGACCATCACCAAGACGGCCAAGTTCACGCTGTCGAGCGAAGACGTGACCGCGACCAACCACAAGTACCTGACCGAAATCGGCGTCGAAATCGAACAGGACTTGCGCGCCTACCACGGCATCGACGGTGCCGCGCTCATCAACGAGGCCGCGACCGACGAGATGGCGCTGGAATTGCAGGAAGTCATCCTGCACGAGATGTGGAGCCGCGCCGGTGGCGGCATCTTCCAGATCGGCGCGAAGCCCTCGGCCTTCACGCAGTCGGAGTGGGATCGCCGGTACATGGAAGTCATCCAGCGCGCCAACGAGTCCATCTGGACGAATCAGCGCGTCAACGCGGCCCATCTGGTGTTCGGCTCGGACTGGTCGGTTCAGTTCGGCAACATCAACAACACCTATACCCCCGCGCCGGTGGGCGACTTCGAGCAGGCAGCGGCCACGGCCGAGAACAACATGCGTCGGCTTGGCGATTACCTCGTCATGCGCGCCTCGCTGCCGTTCCCGACCAACGACGCGCTGCTGATCCACAAGGGCACGTCGTGGATCGACGCCAGCTACTTCTATCTGCCGTACATCCCGTTCCAGCCGTACAGCGTGTTCCGCGACCCGACCACGCAGACGGTCAAGATGAGTTGGCTCAGCCGCTATAGTACCTTCATGGTGGGCACCAACTTCCGTGGCGATAAGCGTATCGCCATCCTGCGCCAGTCGCCTAGCACGATCACGGGCACCTCGTATCCTGGCTACGTCGAGTTTGCGTAGCAGCAATATCTCGGAATAAGAAACCGAGATACATCGAGTCCGGCAGAAATGCCGGACTCTTTGTTGTGCGCCTATTTGACAATAGTCAATCAGCGCAATACAATGTTTGCATGAAAACAATCGAGGGATACACCCAACGGGAGATTGCGTCACGCCTGAATGTTACGCGCCAGGCTGTTAGCTTTATGGCTAAGAAACACAAGTGGCGCGTGGTTGGCACGGTCGGTTTCATCAAGCTGTATTCGACCAAAGACGTTGAGAAAACGCTTATGGAAAGGTTTGAGAAACATGGCGCTCGTTAAACCGAGTGGTCGCCGCGCAAACACATCTGGATATAAAGGCGCACATTATAGCCAGCGTAGATGGACGGCCAGGATTAACACTGTATCAGAGAGGTTGTTTCTCGGCCGCTTCTCCACCCCCGAAGCTGCGGCTACGATGCAAAGGCCAAAGGGGTGTTCGGGGAGTTCGCTCGACTCAACTTCCCGTAATTCTGCAATATTATTTGCACTCCCTTGACTCGCACCCGTTCCCGTGATATAGTCGTGTCATGAGTTACGGAACATTCAGCGAGTCGTAAAAAGAGACAAGGGGAAGATGCGTAACGTGAACTACCGCAAACCAAAGGACATTCGCAACCGCAACATCGGCTTTGTCATGGCGGTAATCGCCTATGTATTGAACATCGCGCTGGCGTTCGCCCTAGTCATCGCGCTCGTGACGTGTTTCTATAGTTACAACTATCCGCCGATGCCCTTCCTGTTCATTGGGATAATCGGCTGCGGCGCGATTGCAGGCGACATCAAGAAGTTCATGGACGACATGGACGGTGCGAATTGAACACCGAACAACTCATGGCAGCGAACAAGATCATCGATGAGGCTGAGACACACGGAGAGGGGAACCGGATCAAGTATAACCAGTTGAAGAAGAGGGTTGTAGCGTTGGGGCTGAAACCGGATGAGCAGAACCGCATCCTGCGGAAAGTGGCCGAAAAATTGGGGGTCTGATGGGCGACGTTACCGAGAAGTACGAGCAGGCGCGCATGGCGCTGGACTTGATCGAGTCGGAAAAGGCGACGGCCAAGAAATCTGTTACGGCCGCTGTTCAACCCGAACTCGATGCGATTGACGAGGAGTTCGGCCCGCAGATCGAGGCGGCGAACAAGGCGCTTGCGGAAGCCGAAACGGAACTACGCGCCGCCGTCCTAATCGGGCGCGAAACGGTCAAGGGCAAGCACGTCACCGCATCGTATGTCAAGGGGCGCGACAAGATGAACATGGAAGCCGTCAAGGGATTCATGCGCGCCCACAACGCAGACGCTAGTATGTTCATTGAACACGGCGAGCCAGGCGTGTCTCTCCGATGGACGCGCTAGAGCACGAAAATGAGGAAGTATCCATTTTCGTGATTTGCCCCTATTGCGAAACCGGCTTGTTGCCTATCCGTGACGGCGAGCAGGTGCGGGGCATCTGTGAGAACGGGCACGTCATCGTGCTAGAGCGAAGCGAATACTGTATCGTTGTTTACGAACAACAGAAAGGAGCGCAGTAATAGCGATGGAACAAACCGCCCGCGCAAGGGGGGAACCGAGCGCGGGCGGTTCTGTGTTATACTTACCATATGGCTAAATACCTCGGTGGACAGTCGTCGCGCTTTGACGGCATTGTTCAGGATGTCGCCAAAGCCAAGCCCCCCGTTTGGAAGGTGATCGACCCCGACTCCGACATCCTGCGAAACATCAAGAAAGTGTCACCCAACACCGTCACGATTGTTCGCGTTTACACCGGCATGGCGGGCATCGGCAGCGCCAACGACCACCCCGACCCCCGCGCCTATGGACGCGAGTATGCCGCCCTAGTATACGCCAAAGTCTCGACACCGCAGTACGCCGATTTTATCGAAACCGAGAACGAGCCGCAGGACTACTCTGGCATTGGCCTGTCCCTGTTCATCCAGCGTCTCAACCTGTTCCTGATCGGATTCGCGGAACGGGCCAAAGAACTCGGATTTAAGCCCATCGGCCCGAACTTCTCTGTCGGCTACCCCGAAGTCTATGTCAAGAACACGAACTACGGGTTGTGGCCGAACGCATGGCAGGGATTGGTCGAGGGACTGCGGGCACTCAAGGCGGCGGAAGGCGCAATGGGCCTGCATGAGTACGGTTGGCCGCAGATCAACACGGGCTGGTCAGACTCGATGGGAATGGGCTACCTGACTGGCCGCTGTCTCGCCATCTACAAGTGCCTGCCACAAGACCTACAAGACTTGCCGTTGTACCTGACCGAGTATGGCATAGACGCACTACTCGTCGGACAGCAAGGCGGCTTCTGGCACGGGCGCGACGACTCGGCCGTGCCGTGGTTGGCCGACCAGATGCGGCAGGCGTGGACGCAGATTTACTCGAAAGTTCCACAGTTGCGCGGGACGTGCTTTTTCGTGCACGGCAACAACAACGCAACGCTGTGGGAGGAATACGACACCTGCCGCACCGACACATCGCGGCAGGCGTTCGTCAATCTAATGGCCGAAGAACTGCCCGGCGCAGCCCAACCGCCGATACAAGGAGATAGGGTGCCTACACAAACCGAGATGCTTAACGCTGTGTGGAACTCGATTGGCAAGGGCATGGACTTTGCCGGTATCGCCTACAACCCGACCGCCGCGTTTGTGGCCGAGGCGATCAAGCGCAAACTCGGCCCACCGACCGGCAACGAGGGGCGCAAAGAGATCGGCGTTACCAAGTACGCCTTCCAAGCGTTTCGCGATGCGTTCCTGTGGTGTAAGGAAGGCGACTGGTCGAACATCGCCGCCTACGACCTGTTGACGGCCGAGCCGTTTATGCCGACGACGCAACCCCCCGTTATCGGCCCGCCCCCGCCAACTTCGACGCCCTATGTGTTCCCCGCATCGCTCACCAGTGTTGGCGCGTTTGGCGAGGAAGGCAAGCGCACTCCTAATCAACCGTTCTACCGCCTGATGGGTGCAACTGTCCGACAGGGCGTGAGCGCGTTTCTCGTCGTGACCGTGTTTGGGAAAACCGCCCCCACGATTGGCGCGAAGGTCGTCAACCTGTTCCCCGATGGCAACGGCGAGGTGATTCAGACCGATGGCACCGGCACGGCGCGCTTCCAGTTCGCGGCCACGTCTGCGTTCACCGAGCCAGGCACGGGGCCGTTCACCGTGTTCGTGGCCGACGAGAGCGCGTTCAAGGACTTCGACTCGGTGCCGAAGCATGTGTCGTTCCAGTTCAAGTTGTCCGACATCGTTCACTCGCTGGGTGATTTTCGCGGCGAACACACCGAGATTTATATGCAATTCCAGGAACAGAACTAGGAGAAAATACGTTGAAGGCGACTTATCCCGTATTCAACCTAACCGACATGCCGTATGCGTTCTTTGACGAGGACGGCATGGTGGAAATACCCTCGCGCCAGTGGCGAATCATCGGCGCGGACACCGCGTTGAAGCTGGCCGATAACCCGAACATGTTTATCGACTTCGGGCCAGGTTCATTCTCCGACCGACTGGCCGAGCATAAGAGTGACGGCATACGGCGCGTCGGCTTTTGGGGCGTTCTCGACTCGATCACGGGTTACGGCAACGCAACCCACCCCATCGTGTCCGAGATGATGGCACGGTCGAACCTCGACATGAAACTTGGCAAACTCGGTTTCTGGCACACCGAGTTCCTGCCCGCCGACGTAGCACGGCTCATGGGACAGGTCGATGTAGATAAACCACGACGGTTCCCCAAGCTCGAACTAGAGAAACGGTCGTGGAACGAGCAAGCCATTGACCACGCGCCCATCGGCCCGCGTTGGGGCATCGGACTGACCGTCGCGCCCGAACTCGTCAAGATCGACTCACCGCGCAAGTTGCTGTATACAATGTGCGAGGGCGACGGCATCCCAAACGGATCGGGGCCGAACGGCAAGGGCGTTGTTCCGCACTGGCAGAACGACAAAAACGCATGGGTTGACTTCATACACAACTACGCCGACATACTAGCCGTGCCATCGCTCGAAATGAAGCGCGTTTTCGAGAAGTCGCTGATTGACACCGAGGCGCATGTCGTCCCCCTCGGCACCTCGTTCGACGTGTTCCGATACTCCCCACGGGTATCCGAACGCCTGCCCCTGTTCGCGGGCGAGGGCACGCCGCGCCACGAGAAACGCGACATGTTCACGATTGTCATGGACGGCCATCTCGCGCCGCGCAAAGCCCCCACCCTCTCGCTACTGGAGCTGGTTTACCCCGTGATGGAGAAGCATGAGGACTGGCGCTTCATCATCAAGTGCCGCGCCGGTGAACGGGGTATGCTCGGCGGCATCGAAGACGACCGCGTGAAGGTGGTCGCCGCCGACTTCTCGCCGTCGCAAATGGCGATGCTGTACCAGAACGCCGATGTCGGCCTGTGCCTCTCGTTGTACGAGGGGTGGGGCATGACGTTCCGCGAGATGATGGCGACCGGCCTGCCGGTGATCGTTTCGCAGACTTCGGGACACAAGGAAGATTGCGACCCCGACTACAACTATGTCGTTCCAATCAAGGAACAAGAGCAAATCCACGACTACTACAACCTCAAGGCACACCGCGACATTCCCGATTGGGACGCCGCCCGCGCCGCGTTGCGTTCCGAGTACGAGGATTGGAAGCGGCGCGGGGGTGTTCAATCCCCGATGGGCGAGCGTGCCGCAACGTGGATTCGTGAACGCCGCCCGTGGAGCAAAACCGTGGACGACCTTTTGTCCCTGATCGACCAGCAAGAGGGGCGGGGGAAGGCATGAAAAAGCACGTCGCAGTCCAATCGGCAGTAACATTCTTGTTCGGCACAGTCATCCTGCTGGACGACCTGAAACAGTCCATATCCATCGATGGGGTGTTCGACCAACTCAGCCCCGATTGGGTGTGGGCGGCGCTCTACTGTTCTGCGGCGATCTTCGGCTACTGGTTCTTCACGCACAAACGCTTGCGACTGTTCCTCGTCAATCAAGCGATCCTGACCGCGCTGTGGATGTTCCCCACCGTGGCGCGGTTCATCAACGTACTGCCATCCAGTGTGCTGTATGCCGCGATGGTATTCTGCTGCGCGGCCATCTTCATCACGACAGAGACAAAAAAGTGAGCCCACAAGACCAGGCGGCATGGGCGCTCGTCGTTTCGTTGACGACCGGCGTCCTCTTGCCCGCCGCTAAATACGCCTTTGACTTCATTAGGGCGCGCCGCGATCAAGACTCAAACGACAAGAAACTTGACGTTGACTCCAACGTGAGGTTTGCGACCGAGTGGCGGCAGTTATACGAGCGCATGGAAGAAAAAGTCACGAAGCTGGAACGGGCGCTGGAAGAAATGGAGGCGTCAAACACGGCACTCAAAGCCTCGAAGGAGAAAGCCGAGAACCGCAGCAAGACGCTGGAACAGCGCGTCGAGGAACTGGAATCCAAATACGCGCAACTGGCTAAGGCGTTCGACTTCCTGACTACGAAAGTCAAGGTCACGCACGAGGAAGATGTCGAGAAGGCGCGCAAAATCGCACGGGGAGATGATGCTTGGTTGAAATCGTAGCCATACTCATCCACCTACTGGCGCTAGGCGAGCCAGCGGAGTGCAACCGGATCGCCTTTGCCATGTCAGCCATCGCGTCGGAAGCGGCCAATCAACCCATCGTGGCGCAGATCAATGTTGCTCGCGCCGTCAGGGACAATGCGTCCTGCGGCGATCCGAACTACCTGAGTGGATACAGGATCGCGCTGAATGATCCGGCCGCGAACAACCACCATGCCCGCGCCTACTTTCAGATCGACTCTTTCGACCAAGAGAAGCGGTGGAAGTGGTTTGTCGCCGCCTATATCGCTTACACCGAGTCCGACCGCGTTCCCATACGCCACTTCACACGCTTTGACTCCACGGCGACCTGGTGGGACAGCCCCAAAGCGTGCCCCAACGGGTGGTGGGTTATAGAAGAAACGCGCTTTTGTTAGTTTATTATTTAAGGAGTATTGACGATTGGAACACTCTGGTTATACTTGAGAGTATGCTGACTTCCGTGATTGTGCCGGTTTTCAACCAGTTGCGCTACACCAAGTTGTTCGTCAACAGCGTTATGGGGTTCACCCCGCCCGACGAGTTGGTGGTGGTGGACAATGGCTCGACAGACGGCACCAGAGAGTTTCTGATCGAGGCTGGCACTAATTACCCGAACATGCTGGTAATTTCGCACAACACCAACATGGGTTTCGGGTACGCCATGAACAGGGGCATGGAGCAGTCCAGGGGCGACTTGCTGTTGTTTATGAACAACGACATCAAGATCATCGACATCGACTGGCTTGAGGAAGTCAGGCGTAGCGTGAGTGCATCGCCTGACGAGTGCATGTTCTCGACTAATCTCGTGGTTGACAATGAACTGACGCGGCTGGTAGACGGTCGCCCCATTCCCTACCTTGCGGGGCACCTACTCGCCATGAAACGCTCGACGGCGGTTCGCCTGTCTGAAAACGGGAACCTGTTTGACGAGCGTTTCTTTGCGTACTACGAGGACGTGGACTTGAGCCAGCGTGCCATGTGGCACGGCGTCCACCTCAAGACGATTGAGGGCTTGGGTATCTACCACTTCGGGGGGCAAACGGGCGGGAAACTTACGAACCTCTCCGGTGTGCTGAAAGAATCACGCCGAAAGTACGCTGAAAAGTGGAACCTGGCGTTTAGTCATGTAAAGGGATTGGACGACCAATGAAAATCCTTATGGAGTTCGCGCACTTCCCCGTCTCCATTCCCCGCTACTTCCTCGATGCGTTCAGGCGGCAGGGTCACACGGTCTATACCGCAGGCGTCGAGTTCGGCAACTGGATTCCGTGGACGGCCGAGAACGCGACCAAAGAGGGAATATCGCTTCCCGAAAAGTACGCCCTGAAACCCGATGTGCCGCTTGAGGCAGGCCGCACCTACGCATGGCCGGAAATCATGCGCGAATTGCCTGAGCCGGTCGATCTGGTGCTGCGTCACGCCGTCCCTGCTTCCGGTTACTCATCGGCCATCGTGAACCGGCCAAAGGGCGTGAAGTACGGGTTGCTGTTGACCGATCCGCACGTCTTGGGGTGGTATTACAAGGGCGTGCGCTACGATGCCGACTACCTGTTTAACATGCAGTCGTGCTATATGGAAACGGGCGACTACTACATACCCTACGCCTACGATCCAACTGTTCACTTTTATCAGCCGAGTTTAAGCATGGGGGAAACCGACGTGGCCTGTGTCGGATTGCAGTACCCCAATCGGCGCGTAGTGGCCGACGAGTTGGAGTTGGCCGGTCACAAGGTGTTCTCAAAAGTCGGGTACGCTTACGACGAGTACCGCGCCGTCTACTCTGGCGCCAAAGTCGGTTTCTCGTGGTCGAGTAAGCAAGACACCATCGCTCGCGTTTTCGAGACACCACGCATGGCGACGATGGTCTGCAACTACACGCCCGACCTGTTCAAGTTCTTCGCACCCGACGAGGTTACGGTGTTCCGTTCCGGCGCGGGCGAAGCCATCAGCCTGATAGAGCGACTGCTTGAGGAATCAGGGGAACGCGCCTTGCTGTTTGAGAAGGGACTACTGGCGACACAAAAACACACTTACGACCATCGCGTTGGACTGATGGAACACATTATCTGTGAAGGCGTGACGCCAGGAATCTTCAACCACAGCCTTGACAAACTGCTGGATGGGTGGATCGAGGCGCGCCGTGCCGCTTAGTGAAAGCACGGCTTTATGCGGCCCGAAGGTGCTGGCGCACGCGCTCAACATAACCATTCCCGAAGCGCAGGCGTTGAGCAAGTGGCAGGCGAGCAAAGGCACCGAACCGCGAGACATGGTATCGGCGCTACGCAAAAGCGGGTACAAAGCCGTTGCGCGCGAGCATTGCACCGTTGAGTTGCTGATCGAGTTCAAGGAGGCGCACTCAAACCCAATCGTCATTCTTGACTATTGGGACGACAACTTTAGGTCGGCAGACGGACACTATGTTATCTTTCTCGGCCTGGACAAGGACGGAGATATTGTTGTGTGGAACCCCGACTTTGACACCGAGAGCATGACGATGATTAGGGGACGCTTTGAGTTGAACTGGTTTGACTACAAGATTGACGATAATGGTGTGATCTACAAGCGCATGGCTATCATGGCTTACAAAGGCGAGAAATGAGAAACTTCGGCAACTTCAACGCCTACCTCGACGAACTCGCGGGCGACGTATACGAGCAGCCACGCGACGCGGGGCACGACCGCAAGACACAAAACTTGCTGATGGAATGGTTGCCGAATATCCACGGCGTCGGTGACGACAAGACCGTGATCGACCTCGGTTGCGGCCAGGGCAACGCCTTCGACATCTTCGATGCGTTCGGGTGGACGTGGCACGGCATCACGACGGGGAGGGACTACGAGGCGTGCAAGGCGCGCGGCCTGCCTGTGAGCAATGCAGATTTCTCGTTCCTGCCGACCATCCCCGACTCGTCGTTCGACATGATTTTTGCGCGGCACGCGCTGGAACACTCGCCAGTGCCGTTGCTGACGCTGATGGAGTGGCATCGCATCGGGCGGCGGTATATGATCGTCGTGCTGCCAAGCGTCGAGGTCGAGATCGTGGCCGGTCTGAACCACTACGTCTTGCTCAAGAAGATTCAGTGGGAAGCGTTGTTTTACCGCGCCGGATGGAAGGTGATTTGGGAAGATACGAGGGACAAGGCCGAGTATCGCCTGATGTGTGAAAAGACGGTTCGCAAACCCGCGCCATACGATTACACCGAGTTCACGGCGCGGGTCGAGGATGGCAACGACATGAGGGAGAATAACGGCTGACATGACCGACTTGTTTGTGTGGGGTCATCGGGGGTTAATCGGGTCGCACTTGCTCAAGGCGGGAGCGCGGGAATATAAAGGCGCACCGCGCAAGGTCTGTAACTGCGTCGGTTTCACGGATGTAGATGGGTGCGAGTCTCACCCGTGGGAGTCGTATAAGTCGAACGTGGCAGAATTGGAAAGACTCATCAACCGCACCGACCGTTCCGACCGAAAGCCGCATATAATCCATTTGTCCAGCGACTTCATCTTCAACGGCGAGAACGGGCCGTATGGCGAGAACGACAGACCGGCCCCTCTCTCACTGTATGGGGCGCAGAAAGTGGTTGCCGAGGGCCTGGCGCGGTCGCTTCCGCGCTACCTGATCGTCCGAACGACTTGCGTATACGGTTGGCACCCCAAGAAGCAGACTTTCGTCCATTGGATTCTGCGCAAACTGGATGAGGGCCAACCGTTCGGCGTGACACAGACGCAGGAAACTACACCAACGTATGCGCCCGCACTGGCAAACGCTATAATGAATCTGTCCGAGGTCGATGCGTCGGGCGTCGTCAATGTGACGAGCGGCGAACAAATGTCGCGTTTCGAGTTCGCGCGCCTGATTGCGCGGGCATGGGACAAGGACGAGTCGCTGATCCTGCCGATGGGCGACATTGAACAGGTAGCCGCACGGCCGAAGAAGGGTGGGTTGAAGATCGGACTGTTGAAGTCGTATGGCGTTCAGATGCCGACGACGATTGAATCTCTGACCGAATTGAGGAAAACATGGGGAAAATAGACGCTCAGGCGCTTGTCAGCAAGCTGGTCGAACGCAAGTCAACCCCGTACTCCGATGGCGACCGACTGCTTATCAACCGCGTCGCGTGGGACGAGGAGGAACTAGCCGGTGTCCTCGACGTGTTTGACCGCGACTGGTTCGCCGGTGGGTACTACATCAAGAAGTTCCAGGAAGCGCTCGGTGATGCGTTCGGCGGGCGGTATCTGCTGACGAACTCAGGATCGACGGCACTCGAAACGGCCGTGATGATCCTGATGAAGAAGGGGTTGCTCAAGCCTGGGAACCTTGTGCTGCATCCGGCTCTGACGTTCAACACGAGCGCAGCGTGCTTTGCGAAGTTCGGCATGGTTCCCCTGTTCGTGGACTCGCTTCAGGGGACGTACAACGCCGACCCCGATCAGGTCGTGGATATCGTCAGGGACTTCGACGTGAGGGCCATCGTCATGCCGCACATTCTCGGTAATACAACGAGCATGGCCGACCTGTTGGGCGTGGCGGCAGAACGGGGCATCCCGATCATTGGAGACTCCTGCGACACGCTCGGCACGACCTATATGGGGCAGGAAGTCGGCAACTTCACGCCCTACACGGCCTACTCGTTCTACGGCTCGCACCACATCACGACAGCCGGTGTCGGCGGCGCGATCAAGGTTCACAACGACGAGGACTACGAACTGGCTAAGTCGATCATCCATTGGGGGCGCGATTGGGAAGCCGAGCAGACTTTCGCCAATCGCTACTCGTACCTGACGCTCGGCTCGGACTACCAGATGACGGAGATTCAAGCGGCTTTCGGCCTCGCGCAGCTTGGGAAACTGGTTGCCAACAACAAGCGGCGCGTCGAGGTGTTCAGTGCCATGAACACGGCCCTGTTCGACGCCGGTCTTGACGAGTTCTTTTACTTCCCGTGGAGTCACAATGGCACTGAGCCGTCGTGGTTCGGATTCCCCCTGACCATCTACGAGAATGCGCCATTCACGCGGGAAGAACTGATCGGCACGCTCGACAAGCAGTTCAACATCGAGTGCCGCCCGATGTTCAGTGGCAACACGCTCAAGCAAAAAGCGTGGCAGGACGTGCGTTGCCCTCGCCCCTACCCCCTGGCATTTGCCGACGTTGCGCTGAAACAGTCGTTCTTCCTTCCTGCGTGGGCGATGCCGCCAAGCGCGGTTGAACGGCTCATACAGTCGGTTATTGA